GCTCGCTGAAAGCTGCGCGAAGGGAATTTTTATCAACCATGAGTTGAGAGTCTCACAAAGGTTGCGCAATAGTCAGTTGATCTATAACATCAACCGCAAGTTGATAAATGGAGATTGTCATGCTGGACCCCGCAGATTTTCCGAGTGCGATTGCCTTCGCATTTGAAGCCGTCGGCGGCATCGGGGCCGCTGCGAAGGTATGCAATAGAAGCTACCAAGCGCTGAATAAATGGCGCCAGGCTTCATGCCTGCCGCGGACGGATTACACAGGTGAAACCAAATACGCCGAGCTGTTGGCGACTGCTGCGAAGAACAAAGGCAACGCATTCCAAGCCGCTTGGCTGTTGAAAGCCTCGGCTCCACAAAAAGCTGCGGCGTAGCAAGAAAAAAGGCGACCCAACGGTCGCCCAGTTCCTCCCGGCACGCACCACCACAGCGCTGTCGGGTCGCGATAAAGATAGGCGGGCACACCACATGCAACCACCTCTCTTTATCGCGCTTTTCCAAGGCTCGGAAGCCTTGGTGTTGCTGCCTTTTCCACCACAGATTGGGCAGCGGTTGCGCCAGGGGTGAACAACGGATTGTTCGCCCCGGCACGGTGCCGGTGTCGATCCTGAAGATCTAGCCGGCGTTTGGGCCCTTTCAAGCCACGCGGCAAATGTATCACCACTGCATGTCGCGCGGCACTGGCAACTTACAAGGATTAATGCCATGAGCCGTATCATTCTGAGCTCTCTAGACCGGGCGCAGCGGGAAGTTCTGCCGCTCGATCTCGCGCTTTACCATGCCGCACGGGACTACCCCGGCGGCGCCGCAGCCATCGCCGCCACCACCGGCCGGAATGCGACCACGCTGCAGCACAAGCTTTCTCCAACCCACCCTAGCCATACCGTGAATATTCAAGAGTTCGGCGAGATTCTGGAGCTGACCAAGGATCGCCGCATCCTGGACGCAGTGCATGCCTTGGTCGGTGACACGACTTGGCAGGAGCTGGCTGAGGCGTATACCAACGATATGCCGGAGACGTTGACCACTGGAATTGCCGAGTACTTCCGACAGGTCGCGGATCTGGCGGATACCTGGGCCAAGAGCATTGGCGACGGGGTTGTTTCTGATGAGGAACTGGCCGCGATTCGCCTGCAGGTGTTTCGTGGGATTCAGGGGCTGTTGGGGTTGTTCAACCGCGCCACGTATGTCAACCAGACGACGCGGGGTGTTGATCGTGGCTGACGTCGCTGACTTTGCAAATGACCTGGTGCAAGAGCGCATCGATCAGGCGCTCGCCGCACGCAACGCCATCAAGCCCGCCTTGGTGGCGCATTCGTTTCTGTTCTGTGAAACGTGTGATGACCCGATCCCTGAGGCTCGTCGGCTGGCGCAGCCCGGCTGCACACAGTGTGTTGGGTGCCTTTCTCTCGTAGAGCTGAAGGGGGTACACCATGCTCGATGAGGTGTTGGGGCAATTCGCCGATTACGGTCTTGAGCCTGCGCAGCCGCTGGTGTTCGGTAAGCTGACCCGGTGTAAAACCGCGCAGGACAAGGGCAAGGAAAAGAACGGCTGGTACGTCGTTCACGAACAGCGTACGGAGAAAGGCGAGACGCTGATTTTCGGAGCGTTCGGTGATTGGCGCTCGGGCGAGTCGCAGAAGATCAAGGTCAAGGCCGGCCGGATGTCGCCGGAAGAGCTTGAAGTCATGCGTGCTCGGCAAGAAGGAGCCAAGCGCCGGGCTGCCGAGATCTCGGCCAATGCGGCACGTCGTGCGGCGAAACGGGCGGCGGGGATTTTCACGCGCATGCCCGAAAAAGGCCGTAGCGACTATCTGGATCGGAAGCAGATTGTCGGCTTTGGCGTTCGGTATGCTCCGCGTACCGGCGCGTTCCTGGTACCGATGAGCAATGTACGCGACGAGATTGTCGGCTTGCAGGTGGTGTTCCCAACCAAGCAGCAAGACACCGGTCGCGATAAATCCTACTGGCCGTACGGCATGTCGAAAGAAGGTGCTTTCCATCTGATCGGGCCGCACCCAGATCCGGGTGAGCCGGTGCTGGTGTGTGAGGGATACGCAACCGGCGCAAGCCTACATATGGCCACGTCACTAACCGTGGCTGTTGCGTTTGATGCGGGCAATTTGCTGGTGGTTTGCAAGGCCATGCGCGAGCGTTTCGCCGGTTGCCCGCTAATCATCTGCCGAGATGATGACTGGAAGACCACGAAGCCGAATGGCGATGCGTGGAACCCCGGTGAAGAGAAAGCGAACAACGCGGCGCTGATTGTCGGTGGCCAGGTGGTCGCGCCGATCTTTTCCGGAGAACGGGAAGCCAAGTGGACCGACTTCAACGATCTGCATGTCGCTGAAGGTTTGGAGGCGGTGCGCCGTCAGGTGTTGGCGGTGGTCAAGCCGCCGGCTGCTGGTGGTTGGAAGGATCTGCTGGCACGCAGCGAAAGCGGCGCGCTGATTGCGCACATGCAGAACGTCGAGTTGATCCTGGCTAACGATGAACGCTGGGCTGGGGTGGTCACCTACAGCGCCTTCAGTTCGAAGATCGTTAAGTTGCGCTCTGCACCGTATGGCGGCGGTACCGGTGACTGGGCTGACATCGATGACATGCGGGTTATGAAATGGCTCGCGCAGCAGTACAACTTGCGAGTCAAGGCGTCCCATGTGATTGAGGCAATTAGCGTGGTGGCGCATGACCACGCGTTTCATCCTGTGCGTCAGTACCTGCGGAAGCTGGAATGGGATCGTGTGCCGCGGCTCGACAGTTGGCTCACAGATGTCATGGGTGTGAAGGCCACTGACTACTCCTCGAAGGTCGGTAAGCGTTGGATGTTGTCGGCCGTCGCGCGGGTGATGAAGCCTGGCTGCAAGGCGGATTCGGTGATGATTTTGGAGGGCGCACAGGGTGCGGGTAAATCGACTGCGATGAGTATTCTCGGCGGCGAGTGGTTTATGGATACGCCATTCGCATTGGGTGACAAGGATGGCTTTCAGGCGATTCGGGGCAAGTGGATCGTCGAGCTGGGTGAGCTGGATAGCTTCAACAAGGCTGAGAGCACCAAAGCCAAGCAGTTTTTTTCGGCGTCCACCGACACATACCGCGAGAGCTACGGTCGCAGAACGATGGATGTGCCACGCCAGTGTGTTTTCGTGGGTACGACCAACCAGGACGAGTACCTGAAGGATGCCACGGGCAACCGTCGCTATTGGCCAGTGGCGTGTACCAAGGTCGATCTGGATCTGCTGCGCTCGATGCGTGACCAGCTGTGGGCCGAGGCGGTGTTCTGTTACGACGCGGGCGATCTCTGGTGGGTGACGCTGGATGAGGCTGCGATGTTCGGAGAAGAGCAGGACGAGCGCTTTGTGGTGGATGAGTGGGAAGGGCCGATTCTGACCTGGCTTGAAGAGTCGCAGATCGGCGAGACCACCACCGGCAGCGAAGTGCTGGCCAGTGCGTTGAAATTGGACTTTGGGCATTGGGGCAAGCCGGAGCAGATGCGCGTCGGAGCGATCATGCATCGATTGGGATGGCGGCGTGTGCGGTTGCCTGCGCTGGTAAAAAGTGGGCAGCGGCCGTGGGCTTACAAGAAGCCGATAGGGTGGGGCGGTGCATCGGCGTTGGAGCGCGAAGCGTTCGAGGAGCCTTGTTTCGATGATTAAGGAGATCGATTCGCTGCTTCGGTCGTGGGCACAAGAGCTGCATTCGGATCTCTCAAGTGGAGGTCTCGCAGGTGGGAATATGGTCGCCATGATGATGGAGACCAATGGTCAACTGATTCGTGGGCGACGTGCCTTCCGTGCGCCGCTGGAGAGTTCGTTGGACATGGAGTTGATCGTGAACAAGCATCTCGCGCCCGAGTTGGTGACGGTCGTGCGGGAGCATTACTGCACGCTTGATGTGGATATGCGTTTGCGGTACGCCCATTGCGGTTGTGGCCGCGATATGTACTACCAGCGTTTGCACGATGCACATTTGCAGATCTTCGGTGTGATGATGGGGATGGCTGCGTGACCCCAAGCATCGTTCCCGCTGTTGCTGTCCCACTGGCCCGTCTTGTCTCGCTGCGTTTTGATGCTGTGGGACAGGTGCGGGCCTTGTCGTTGCTGGGCTGTCCCACCGTCCCGCTTGGAAGTGCCTCCCGCCCGTGTGAGCGCGGCGGACGAGCAGTACGCGCTCACGCGCGAACGCGTGTTCTTAATTTCTTCCTCTACACGAGAAAGGAGAAAGATAAGTAGGACAGTGGGTCGAAGCCCCGAATTTAGGCGCTCTCAGGTGTCCTACTTCGATTCTGAAAAGTGGGACGTATGGGACACCGCCGCAACAACAGAATGCCGGGGAGGTGTATTCGCCGACATTCGCTAGGCGTTCACCCTTCTTTACCCACTTATTCACCGGGTGGCATTAAAACAGGGTTGCTGCCACCGGAATCGACCTGTAAAAAGTAGCCATCTTCGATAGGTGCGACCGCAGAGAGCGGCAGGCACCACACCACCAAACCCGGCCATTGCGCCGGGTTTTTGCGTTCATGGGGTAGGCGATGACAAACGAGCAACAAGCACTGGCAGAGATGCCGATCTGGTTAGTGGTCGTGTTGGCCTTAGTCGGTGGCGTGTCGGGGGAGATGTGGCGAGCAGATAAAGATGGGGCGCGGGGCTGGGCATTGTTGCGCAGGCTCGCGCTTCGGTCGGGTGCCTGCATTGTCTGCGGCGTGTCGGCGATGATGCTGATGATCGCTGCCGGCATGTCGCTCTGGACGGCAGGCGCCTTGGGTTGCCTCACTGCGATGGCTGGTGCCGATGTTGCCATCGGGTTGTACGAACGTTGGGCCGCGAAGCGGCTGGGCATCTGCGAAGTCCCGCCACCCGGGGGCGAACAGGGGTAATGCACCGATCTGGTGCGCCGAAAACCGCCGGGGACCCTAGGGGTATCTGAAGGGTACGGGGTCGGAAACCCGCGGGAAACTGTTAGCGGCAGGGTTGCCAGCTTACTGAAATTTCAATCATTGAAATCTTGAAAGGATTCATTGAAATACGTTGAAAAAGGAGGGCTCATGACAGAACCAACCTACCTGTCAAAGAGTGCCTTCGCGGCTCGGCTTGGCAGGTCGCCGAGCTACATCACTTGGCTGAAAGACAACAACCGTCTGGTGCTTTCGCCCAACGGCAAACAGGTTGATGTGCATGCCACCGAAGCGCTGATTCGCGACACCGCTGACCCCAGCAAGACC